CCACTTAGATACAAGTGATGCAACCTCTCCTGCTTCAGATGCAAGGCCAGTAGCTAGATACTCAAAGGCTTTCTCCTTTGGATAGACAGCAGTTGAGTGTGCTTTATTTTGGTATTCATTCAAGTTCATATACAAAATCCTATGGTAAGTAATGTAGGGACAAGCCTACTACACTGGTGTAGCAGACCTGTCCCATTACAACAAGCTAGTGGATGTGGTTTAAGTAGGAAGGAACTTCAAAGTCGTAGTTGTCTTCCCATTCTTCAAGACCGTTGAGAAAGTTATTGATATCCTCAATGTCTACCTCTTCCAAATAGTCTGCGTCTACAACATCCATGAGGTATGCACGCATATAGTTTGGAATGTCTTGATGATCTTTGTACTTGTAAACCATAACAGTATCCTTTCTATTTGTTGTTATGCTACTTCAAGATAGTCAGCAAACACCTTGCTACCAAGCCACTTGCTTACCTGCTCTTGACGCTTGAACAGTGTACCATTGTCACCTGCCTTAGTCAAGTCGAAGCGACCGTCATCACCGTGGCTGGCATAGTGGGTCATTGCTGACACAACTGAGAAGACATTCTTGCCACGTGTCTGTACCTCATCAAGGTACTGTGCGAACAGACGATCAGACAATCCATTACGCTTCTTAGGATCGTCCACCGTACCAGTGGTGAGGGTGCGGAACAGGTTCATAACCTTACGGCTGTCGAAGATGCGAGTGTCCGCCCACTCCTGATACTGATTGACGATGTGTTTGTGACGCTCGATGCTCTCATCGAATGCCTGAATAAACCCATCGACTTGGAAGTTCTTGGTGTGTCGCTTACGTGCCACGTCAAACTGACCACCAATCTGTCCATTGGTGCAGAAGAAATCAATCACTCCACCATAGAAGACAACAGAAGAAGAACCATCAAAGGTATTCTTCATAATGTACCTCAACCCAATGTCAGTACTGTGTCCTGTTCTAGTTTCAACAGTGCGTTTCATCTTAGGTAGAATGTACTCTGCATAGCAGACTGCACCACCCTTGGTGATATGATCTTTGATCTGTACATCTTCCAACACTGACGGGTCGAAGTGATTGACCATCTGTTCCTGCAAGGGAATGAGAACCTCTTCGTTCTCAACGACACGGTAGTTAGACTTGACGATGGACAGACATGCGTCCTCCTCGCTAATGCCATCACCCTTGGTCAGCATCTTGTAGTTCTGTGGTACAAGACCACTGATGATACCGACAACTTCCTGCTCGAAAACAGGAAAGAAAATTTCACGGTCGTTCTTTGTCGTAAGATGTTCCAACATCATATAACTCCTTGTACTTGGTTGCTTCAATAATTGAACGGAAGAGTTTAGTCCTAGTTCTTTCCCGCCCATCTTCACTGACAGAGACAATTATAACTCTATAATTATCTTTGTCAAATCTTTCTATATAAGAATAACAACTGTCTCTCATTGTTAGTCTTTCTTTTCCAGACTGTCAAGTCTTTTCTTTACATCTTCTAGTTGCATGTAGTTCACTACACTATGTGCACTAGAAGTAAGTAACATAGCAGGTGCTATGCATCCTGACAAGACTGTTGCTGCCACCATGATGGCGATCCATTTTTCCATGTTGCAAACCTTCCTTTGTCTCCAATGTAATAGTTGCGGTACGCCCTGATAACATTGATACTTTTGTATTCGTCAGGCATACATTGCGGTGGGTCTTCCCAGCCTACTGAGCGTAGCTCGTATGGTAGTTGCATTAGATTACAAACAATACCCTTTCGTTCTGTTGCATGAATTTTATTATACCTTTTGGTGTACTCACGACATGTGTGAGACAGTAGTCTATACAACCAGCGGTAATGGTGCATACTCTGCCTTGCCCACACCGCTGACGGGTGGTTCTTGTGCGTGGACTTGTAACATTCGATTGCTGGCACACCATCAAGTTCATGGTGAGCAGTGGACAACAACTGTGCATACTCAAGAATCATCTTGACAACATGCTTGTCGCAATGATATGCTGCACAAATTTCTGGGTCGTTGTGTAAGTAAAAGATATTCATCAGTCTGTCTCCTCTAAAGATTCAAGAATGTCTTTCATCTGAAAGCCAAGACGAACAAGTCCTTCGACATATTCATCCTTGCTTATTACTTTATCGTCATAGAGAGTGCACATTCTATCTACCTTTCTCTGCCAAAACTCATCGACCGGAACGATGTTGTCCTCATTCTTGGTCATATACTTTTCCGTTCTTTTCTTCCCACCGCTCACAGTAGGCAATGTACTCTGCCTTGCACCGGAGAGGCGAAAAGAACCAGCGAGGCAGACGCTCATAACGTCTCTCGTATTCTTCTCTCCACTCAGAAAACGTCATCATTTTCTTACACTCCTTACGTATATAGAACATAGTACAAGCATGATTCCATATAACAATACCATAACAGAAAGCCAATGTTCCTGCACTGATTCGTTGTAATATGTGCCATGCAAACCTGCAATGGCACACATTACACCAACAGCCAACAGAAACTTAAACATCTGTGGATAACTGGATACGACTCTCCTCTCCGTATCCATCTTTGAAGAGGGTTGCAATCTCTTGCTCATTGCCATCCTCATCAACAGCAACGACCGATACGGTATGGAAATACTTTTCCTTTACCCTGTCAGTTTTGACAGTGTTCTGCTTCAATACAAGTTGAGACACACCGAAAACATTTGTTGGTCCTACTCGCATAGTCTTACTCCTTTCCTTTTTTCTTTTCGATACGGAAGATTTCTCGCTTGTAGTCACCCACATTGGCGAGGTAGTTAAACTTATGACGTGACCGTTTGAGATTGTCAAGGAATTTTTCAAAGTCAAACGTGCTATTCTCCAACGCTTCGAGCAAAGCACCATGAAACTGTTGCTTACCAATAACATTATGTGCAAAGGTAGGATTGGTTGCACACCTCTGCATTCGTTTGATCTTGGATAGTCTATCTTTGACATGCTCTTCGTTGAAGGAATCATATCTTAACTTGCCCTCTTTAAAATTCCAACTACCACTTTTGTAGCTGGATGTTTTATTAAAGATTGCAATAAGAATACTATGAGACACAGTGTATTCTTCTTTGTATTTCTTGTAGATATTATATACGTCTGCTGTCTCAGGACGCTGCGACCAGTAGTTTGCAAAGTCTGTTAACGTCCAGTTGCGTTGGTGTGTGTTCATGTTGATGAGGTTCATGTCATTGTGACTGTCATCAATCATAATGTAAAAAGGTTTTGACAACATCTTTGCTACCTCATATCTATGTTGTCCATCGACAATGACAAGAGACTCACCATCTTCTCGCACTACGATTGGTCGCAAACGTAGCACATCATTACGCTCGACAGACTTTTTCAATCTGTCCACATTAACATAGTTTATGTCACGATTACCATACACACCTTGCAAAGTATGGTATAAGTCATCGCTTGGATTTACTTTGTAAATCTTGTTGTATACTTTCAAATTCTTCGTTATGTTCTTTGACATGACTGGTCCTTTAGTTGAGTTGGTCTTCCCAATACATCTCAGCAACCATTTGACGTTCTTCGTCATACAAGTGTTGCCAAGGTTTATGGTCAAAGTATTTAGCATCAATACTTTGATACCATTCTTTTATCTCTTGATCTGCGATCTTTTCCCAGTCGTTCATCATGTAACATCTCCTTCAGTTGCATGTAACATGTGGGACAATACAGATTGTCCTGCTCAATGAGAATTGCCACATCTTTGCAGACATGGCAATCCTCTTTGGTGTAGTTTCTGTCCTTTGTGGACATGATCTGCTACACTAGTGTAGTGGATAGGTGACGGCATACACCGTTTCGTCCCAGCACTTGCGGCAATCACCGCACTCATTGTTGTTGCGTAGAGCATGGCATGTCTCGTCATGCTTGGTAGTAACACCCGACACATGTTGCCAGCGTTTCTTAAACTTGCCATCAACAAACTGTGACGAATGACGGATCACCATGTTAGATGGCGTGGGACGATTAGACCGTGCCACAATCTGACTGTCCTGCGTAGGCAACCAGTGTTTGAGATATGGCGTAGCTTCTGCAACGTCATACAACATATGCAAATGCCATACATCTAGTAGATCACCACTATCATGCCACCGCATGTAGGCAACGTCATGCATCGCCATCGTGTGCAAGTCCTTCCACTCTCGCTTGTTTGGCATACGCCCTTCATTGCAGAAGAAGGTATCGAGATGTTCTTCCAATGCTTGTGCAAATTGCTTGTCGAATGTACGCTCAAGGACAAACACCATCGCCTCGACCCATTGCGGATGATACAATCCGACAAGCCGTACCGTCTGTGCAATCTGCACGGAAGGATACGTATAGTTTCCTCGCTCGTCTGCAAAACATTTATAGCAAGGCGTGCCGGGAATACGTGCCAGCACTTGGCCTACCTTGCATCCGTATTGTAACGGTACTGGCAAGCCACGTTCTTTGCAGATAGCAGGAACAAATCCTGCATTGCTGGCGGGTAGGCCATATGCATTCCCCGGCATTTTGCTAGGATTGCCAAGTGATCCAATGATTTCTCGCGCTTGCTTGAGTGTTGTGATCTGCATCTTTTCTTTTCCCTTTCATTACACTAGTGTAGCGTGTCGATGAATTTCTTCGCAGCTTGAATGCCAACGATGTAATCGTCCGCATCGTTTGGTGCAGGGTAATATACAATCTCCCAATTGTCGTCTACGCGAACGGCAATTTCTTCTGTCTTAGTAATTCCATCGATGGTATGTTGCGCTAGGGATATTTCGTATCCCTTATATTGCAACCTGATATTGTTCATATCAATAACCCTTTGCTTCATTTCTCTTTTCCTTTCATTACACTACACTGGTGTAGTCTACTGTTAAAAGTCGAATCCTACCCATACTATTGTTGAGCCTTTCAGGTACACGGAACGGCAAAAGTCATCCCAGTCCTGTAACTCGTATTTCTTTTCTGCTCGGTCGTAAGCTCCTCTCACAAATGTTACCTTGCTGTCGGGCTTGCGGCGAATAAGTTCGCCCGGCTTGGTATTCTTCAGTGCTATCTGTTCCATGATCCGTTTCCTATCTGTTACATTGGTGCAGTAGAATTGACACGTTGCAAGGCACGATGACATTACACCACCATGCCTTGCCTCTTGCCAACTGATTTATTCTACCTCCTCAAACGGTAAGCTGGTTTTGATTGAAGTGATTAAATCAAGACAATCATAGTACTCCAGATTCTGAAGTATGTTCAGGGCCAAGTGTCCTGACCCTTTTTCTCCAAAGTCAATCGTGAGTGTCCCGACCGCACCGCCGGGATATTGTGGACCATCGTCACCAAAAGTAAACGATATGATACGCCCTGCTGGCGTAGTTAAACTGATAGAGGCAACGTCCTCATACGTTGCGTCTACTGTGTAACTTATTTTATAAAAAGGATTTTCCGCGTTCCACGTTTCCACGTGTTCACGCATTACATCCGGTCTATACCACGCATCACTGCGAAGGTCCGCAAGCGAAGCAAATTCGCCGCAGATGATTTCATTGATAAAGGAAGTGTTAACTCCGCTCACTTCGATTGAATAGAACATTTCTCTTTTCCTTTTCGGTTTAGTTACAATTGACACGTTGCAAGGCACGGTCGAATACCCTGCCTTGCCCCTTGTCAACTGATCCTAAGCGACAAGCGACTGGAAAGCGGCGGCACGCTTCAAAAATGCCGCTTGATCGCCTTTAATCTCGCGACCTTCCTCCATCGCCTTCTCTACTTGCTTGTTCGCAAGTTCGATCAGTTTCTCTGCGCAAAGCAGCTTGTCCAGATCAAGCGCTTTCGGTTCTTTCTCTACGCTATACTCGTAAAACGGTGTTTCAATCGCCGCATTGATTTGCGATTCTTCCCATTGGCGCTTGCTTTTCATGAAGCAATGTTTTTCGTCGTCCCATTTCAACGGGGAATGGTCGACGATGTGAAGGATCAACGCCTTGCGCCTTGTGCTAGCTGGCATTGCCAGAACAAGGTTAGTAAGTGGCGTGTGATTGCCGCATTGCAGCGCATGCCACAATGCGTCCGTTTCAACAGACACTATTTTCTGCTGAAGCGCTTTACCGCTGCGCTTGATTTCACCAATTTGGCGGTTCAACGTCTTAGCACAAATCGTGTTCATGGTATTTTCCTTGTTTTGAGGTTATGCAATCAAACATTGCCGGAAACAATCCCAAATAGAATTGCTTGCGGCAATGCCCCCATGCCCTTGCTATCGGGCATATGTTGGGGATTGCGACGGGTAACAGAATACCGTTCCGACCAATAGCTATTTGACGCGGCGGTCCATAACCCGGCATAGGCGGGTCACGTCCGTTGCATATCAATTCGGCTATTAGAAGAAACGGCAAACCATAAAGTCCGTCCGCTCATATTCCTGATTTTCAAAGTGGGTAGAGCGATACCCTCCGGCATTGTTAATTTTCCGTCCCGGATAGACGTTATGACGGGCAACTTGCTTGCGCTTTCCGTCAATTTCAACGGCTGTTTGAGACGCGACCGGGACGTATACCCCCTTGATCGAACCGCGTTTCTCTCAATTCCCTTGCCTGTTTTTGCCAAGTATTACCATACCCGTTGCCTAGTCATACCATTGCTTGCTTGTCTCCTTACCTACAGTACTCGTTCGATAAGGCGTAGAACCGGCTTATTTTTTAGCTGGAATTGCTCAAATAACCGCCCTCCAACCGGAGGTTATAACGTGTTCCCACGCCGACGCTTGTTACCGCGCCGCGACCCGCTGCCCATTCCCCGCTTGACCCGTCGCGCTTAGATAAAAATCAGATATCGTGTTGCCCATGCTCAGATATCGGCGCGAAAGATTGCTAGCTGCTGACAGCAATGCCATGTTTCCCCATGATTTACGCCCGGAGGATCGGGGCGGTCCTTGCTGTATCCAGAGTGTTTCAATTCCATGTTTGTTTTCGATGTTGCGGACTATGATCAGAGAATAAGGCATGAATAAGATGCAAATAAGGCAATATTGCCATAATTCAAAAAAAAGCTAAGATAGGTCAATAGTGCTGACCTATTTCCTTATATAATTATAAAGAGTGCTGTAAATTGGCGCGAACAGAAAGTGAACAAATCGCGCAAATTGATTTTAGGTATTAGGACAAGGGAAACAGTCAAAGCCACTGTATGGCGCTTAAAACGCGATTAAAAGGGTCAACATTGCTGCCCCATACTATGGTAGGTATGGTGGACATATTAAACACAAGGGAAGGTGTGAAATTGGCGGGAATGCTGGGAATGGATATGATAAGTGCGCATATACAAAGAGAAGCGCGTTAATTGATATGCGGGCATATTATTTTAAAAGACCAGGAGGATGTTCACGTTGACCAGGGGGATGTTCACGTTTTGTTCTGTCAGAATATGGATGTTCACGTTTTGTTCACGTTTTGTTCTAGTGGGAAAGCACGAAACAGGAACAAATGGTGAACAAAGGAAGAACGCTAGAACAATTCAGGAACATATGGTGAACATCATGGTCACCCCCACCCAAAGAAAATGCCCCGCTTGTTCTCATATATATATGCCACTGTCATATATTTACCAAAAATACTAGGGTAGTTTAAACTACAAATAAAAAAACCACCCCCTTTGTTTTATTTTACAAGAGAGGGTGGCTATAATAATAAAAAAATACTAGGGTGTGTTAAACAGGTGTGCCAATTGCTACCCGGCTATAATTCTATATAGATATAATAAGATCAATATCATAAAGTCTTAACCTAGTTGATATTGTAAGTCTTTATTTTAATCTATATTCTTTTTTCTATATTTTAATCTATAACATAATCTATATAGAGAGTAGTATACCAGATACAATAGTAAAGAACAACGGTATTGGAAAAATAAATTATAAGTGTTGCAAAAATATCACACCATCCTTAACTCTTTTTCTTGTCTTCCCACAGGGTGGGGTGGTACAATACACTTGGATACTTAATTCTATATAGATATAAGGAAAGATATTGGAGGGTGCTTATGTGTGACAATCCTAATTGTAAATATAAATACCAGTGTAATTGTAATGACTGTAGCTGTTCACCAAATACAGACGGAGAGAAAGGTCTGTGTAAATGTTGTAAAGACATTATGGTTGCAGGTATAACAGAAAAAAACAATGACAGCTAGTGAAAAGAATAAACAGGACTTATCTGATCAGGAGATTACCTATAACATTCTTTTGAGTATAAGAAATACTTTGAATGTTATGGTGCAGCAACAGTCAAAGGATGACTTTCTTACTTTTGTTCGTAAGGTAGCACCTACGTTAATTACTGACTGGCATATGGGCAGACATATTGAAGTTCTGTCAGATAAGTTACAGCAGGTAGTGGAAGGAAAGATCAAACGGTTGATGGTCTTTCTTCCACCACGTAGCAGCAAGTCAGTAATCTGTTCCAAGTTATTTCCTGCGTGGTACATAGGTAAAAATCCTAACCACGAGATACTTACTGTCAGTCACTCTGATCAGTTGTCCAGTGACTTTGGTAGATCAGTACGTGATATCGTAAACACTGAAGATTTTGCAAATATGTTTCCCGGTGTTAATCTGCGTGCAGACGTTCGTGCTGCAGGTAAATGGAAGACAAACCTCAATGGTAGTTACTATGCTGCAGGTGTAAGATCACAGATTGCAGGGCGTGGTGCACACATTGCCATACTTGATGACGTTATGTCAGAAGAAGATTCATTCTCTGATGCAGGCAGGCGTTACATAAAGGAATGGTGGCCTTCAGGTCTTCGTACACGTATTATGCCCAATGGTGCAATTATTATTATTAATACTCGCTACCACTACGATGATCTGTGTGGTTGGTTATTAAAGCAGCAGGACGAGTTTGACATTGAAACAAAGATGCGATGGAACGTAGTAAGTATACCTGCATGGTTGGACGAAAAGTCCAGTAAGCTGTTGGGTCTTCCTGAAGGTACAAGTTACTTTCCTGAATGGAAAGACGATGAAACATTACGAATAGACGAGATGGAAATTAAGGCAACCAATGGATCAAAGTATTGGGAAAGCCTGTACATGCAAAACCCTACACCTGATGAGGGTAGTCTTATCAAGAAGAACTGGATCAACTGGTGGGAGTACGAAGAACCACCAAGCTGTGACTTTATCATGCAAACTTATGACACTGCCTTTAGTACAAAGACAACAGCAGACTACAGTGTTATACAGACGTGGGGAGTGTTTCATTTCCATGAGGATAGTGAGGACGGTATAGAGGGAGTAGCAAGTAATTTGTTGCTACTGGGTAGTGTACGTGGTAGATTTGAATATCCTGATCTAAGACGTATTGCACAACAGGAATATCAAAAGCATAAGCCTGATATTTGTGTGGTAGAAAAGAAAGCAAGTGGACAGTCACTCATACAGGACATGAGAAGAAGTGGTCTTCCTGTCTTGGAGTATATGCCTGACAAGGACAAAGTGTCAAGAGTATTTACTGCTTCTCCCTTGTTGGAAGCAGGAAGAGTGTGGTTACCAAAGGGAAAGGAATGGGCAAGAGAATTGTACGAGGAAATGATACTGTTTCCCTATGGCAGACATGATGATCAGGTGGACGCAATGACCATGGCAATACATTATGTCAAGGACAGTTGGCGTTTGGAACATCCTGAAGACCCGGACTGGGAGGACGATGTTAATCCACGCAGGCAGAAACGTGTTGCATATTGGAGAGTTTGAGGTTATAATCTAAAAATGAAACTTGCATATGAATTAGAAAAGAGGCAGGACTTTTACTTTCCTGTCAACGATGATCACTTTTCAGGAGAAGAGTATCAAAAGCCACATAGAATAAGAAGTTTACAGTTTGTAGATGACTTTGATGTTGCATTGGATGTAGGCAGTCATGTAGGTACATGGGCAGTAGACTTGTGTAACAAGTTCAATAAGGTTTATTGTTTTGAACCAATTGAAATACACAGGGAATGTCTTACACGTAATCTGTCAGGTTTTCCTAGTGATAGATTTGAAATACTACCTTATGCACTGGGAGCAGAGAATGATGTAGAGATTGCACTGGAGTACGCTGCGGAAGGTAATAGCGGTACTGCTTCAATCACTACGGATGTAGAACAGGGAGAGTACAAGGCAGTACTAAAGACACTTGACTCTTTTGACTTTGAAAAGATTGATTACATTAAAGTGGACGTTGAAGGTTTTGAATTACAGTTTCTCAAGGGAGCAAGTGAAACAATCAAACGTACAAAACCTGTAATCAATATTGAAATTAAAAATACGTGTGAACGATTTGGTACTACACAACAGGAAATAGCAGACTACCTTGTTGCTGATCTGGGTATGGACTGCGTAGGTAAAACAGTAGCAGATTATATTTTTGTTTATCACACATAACAATTATACAGCAAGGGCAATATAAAACATGGCAACTGAACGCAATCCTTTTGATCCTATTCCTTCAGTAGAACTTTCAGTCGTAGAGATTGAAACTGAGAATGAAGATTCAAATGCAAGCATGGAATACGATCCTAGTGATGGTGGTATTGTAGTAGAATTTAAGAGTAATCTTAATGAAGGCTTGTCTGACGAACAGATCGAGGAGAAGGACGAAGAGTTTTTTAGAAACTTGGTAGACGATCTGGACGAAGAAACTCTTGAAGACATTGCCATTCAAGTACATGACAACTTTACTGCAGACAAGGACAGTCGAGCAGAATGGGAAAGTATGTTTGAACGTGGCTTTGATCTATTAGGTCTAAAGCTGGAAGAAGCATCAGAACCATTTGAAGGTGCATGTACTGCAGTTCATCCAATCCTTATTGAGTCAGCAGTTAAGTTTCAGTCAAAGGCAACACAGGAATTGTTTCCTGCCAGTGGACCAGTAAAGTCCCAGATCATTGGTGAAGTATCAGAAGAAAAAGAAAAGCAAAGCCATAGAGTCAAAGACTTTATGAACTATCAGATCACTGAACAAATGCCTGAGTACTTTGACGAGTTTGAGCGTATGCTCTTTCACCTGCCGCTTATTGGATCAGCATTTAAAAAGATTTACTTTGACAGCAGTTTAAACCGACCTGTATCAGAGTTTGTTCCTATTGACCAGTTCTATGTGTCCTACTATGCTACCGATCTACGCAGAGCAGATCGCTACACGCATGTTATCTATCGCTCACCAGTAGAAATGCAGCGAGATATGGCAGCAGGAATGTACGCAGACATAGACCTACCTGAAGCAAGTACACCAGAGTTTGCTCCTATCAGTCAGAAGATGGATACAATTATGGGTCTGTCTCCTTCTGGTAGTCACGATCCACAGTACGTTCTTCTTGAGCAGCACTGCTATCTTGATCTGCCCGGTAAGTTTGCAGACGATGATGGTTTGTCTCTTCCCTATATTGTTACCATTGAAGAACAGAGCCGTCAGGTTTTGTCTATTCGCAGAAACTACAATAAAGATGATCGACGCAGAGAAAAGAAAATCTTCTTTACTCATTATCGTTTTGTTCCCGGTTTTGGTTTTTATGGTCTAGGATTGATTCATTTCCTTGGTAATCTTACCATGACTGCAACTGCAGCAATGCGTAGCTTGGTTGATGCAGGTCAGTTTGCAAACCTACCCGGTGGCTTTAAGGCGAAGGGTTTACGTATTGTAGGTGACAATGATCCTATTGCTCCCGGTGAGTTTAGAGAAGTTGAAGCTACAGGTAATGATCTGTCCAAGATGATCATCAATCTGCCATACAAAGAACCTTCACAGACTTTGTTTCAGATGCTTAACTTTGTTACTGCTACTGCACAGAAGTTTGCTGATACAACTGAACAGGTTGTCTCTGATGCAGCAAGCTACGGACCTGTTGGTACAACAATGGCACTATTGGAAGCAAGCAGCAAGTTCTTTAGTGCAATTCACAAACGACTACACAAGTCACAACATGACGAATTTAAATTACTAAGTAGAATTAACTATGAATATCTACCTGAAGAATCAATGGTA